CCTGTTGCGTGCATATTACCGAGTTCAGTAGAGATACCACCACCTGTTTTCTCTGTTTCGACAATAGTCAAGAGGCCATCGAAAGACGTATTCAAGTCAGTCTTTTCGGTGTCAGCGTCATACTTGGCAACCAACAACACATCGTGCAATTCTTTGGAAGCGCACTTTATACCATAGTTAATCAACCAAATTTCGAACGGATGCTTGTTCGGATCCAAACCGCCATCCACTTCGGTGATATAAGTACGGCGATAACGTTCCGGTTCATCGTCCATCTCCATCACACAAGGATATACCTTGAGTGTGCGAGGAACAACTTTACCGTTAGAAACCTGACCGACAAACTTGCCAGTGTACTTGTGGGAAATCTTACCCAAAGTAGTACGACCCAATGTGATTGAGTCCTTCACGCCTGAGATGGCTGTAAAGTGCTGAAGGATATCTCCAGCTGCTTCAGTTCTCAGCGTAACCAGGAGGTCTCTGTGCTTCTTGACTGCACCAATGACCGCCGTAATGTCAATAGGAGTTGTCAAATCCATACTTCAAAAAGAGTTTAGAGGTTAGCGTTCTTTTACGAATTCATTCACTGGGTCCTTGGCGGTTTCAGAGAAATCTTCCGCCTTGTCTTTCTTCGACAAAGCGTTACCAGCCGGAACACCTTTTGGAACCATGTTGATAACAGCAGCAACAACCTGAATCTTGTTTTCCAGTCCGGAAACATTTTTGATGTTCGGAGAGATGGCATCCAAAGCTTCAGTGGCCTTAGTCACCGATTGCTTGTTGCTATCTGCTTCCTTCAATGCATTACAGATTGTCTGCAACTGGTCGATAGTCAATTCGACCTTACCATTGTTTTCGGCCAAGCCTTCTACACCGAGCAAGGCATTGACCATCACGAAATTTTTGTTCATGATTGTAGAGTTATTAGTTGGGTTATTGTTTTCTGGTTCTTTGCCTGTGGGCATGAAGATAGACTTCAGTGCATTGACAAATTGAGCAGCCAAGCTATTGCCTTGTGTCATGTCAGCAGGTTCTTCCTGCTTATCAACAACAGGAGGTTTACCATCTTCAAACGGAGAAGGCAGATTCATCTGAACGCAGTTCTCTACCAACATATTGCGATAGTCCTCTGCCATTGTTCCTTCACCTGTTATAATTTTGTCGATGAAACCCCATTCCAATACAGTTTCGGCATCCATCCATTTCTCCTGCTTCAAGAGATTGAACACATCTTGTAGAGTTTTACCTTTAGTAGAACATTTAGCCAAATACTTCTTAGCGATAACCAAGTTAATGACTTCTTCATTCTTCTTGATACGCTCCAGTTCTCTGATGGTTGCATCCAGCTGCTCTTCGTTGAGATTGCCGTAAACACTAACCGGAACCGTACACTTATGGCATAACCAAAGGCTATCTTCATTCATTTCAATAGACTTAGCACCAAAAGCCATGAACGTTGCCGCCGATGCACAAAAACCAACAAACTCCACGGTCACATTACCATGGCTCTCGAATAATTTGGAGATAGCCAACGCTTGATCAACCGAACCGCCAGGGCTATTGATTCTGCAACGAACCGCTTTACCTTTATTTTTGTCTAAGAAATATCGGATGTAAGACCGTTGCCAACCATAATGGTCAATCATACCGTTGATGTCAAGAATAACTTCATTCATAGTGTTTATTTTTAAAAGCACCACGAATTTAAGGACAAAAAAAATCCCGCACCAAGGACACTGAGCGCGGGATTTGGCTAAAAAACAGCTATTTTAGATTAAAGTAGGTAATGCTGAGAGCACCAAAGACGGTGCGGATTCTTTGGCGGAAAAAGTAAAAGCGGAACCGTTTAATTCACCACTTGAGCCGGATGAACGGGAATGAGTAAATTTCAACGGAACATCTGTAGAGCCATACATAACAATGACACCATTAGCATCTTGAGCAAGAACCAACCATTCACCACGCTCCAAAGTTTGAATGACATTTTCATTCAATGCGCATCTTTTCGGGATAATACCCGAGATTTTTACATCCCAACAATCTCCACCATCTGCCAATTGATGTACTTCATCGGTTTTAAAGCGGTCACCTTGGTATATCGGTATTTCAATAACACCATCCGGGTTATTCAATCTCAAGATAACATCGCCAGTCATAAGATTCCGCTCACATTTAGAAACAGAAGCTACTGGAACGGCATACATATTAGAGATGCCATGCAAGTTGTCAAAGTCAAACACTAGTATTTTCATACGCTTCTTTACCTTGCTGTGAAATTGTCCCATTTTTGAACAACTGCACAATAATTATTTCGTTAATTTTCTCGTTAATATTCGTTTTTAGGGTCGATTTGTCGATTGTCTTGTCCCGATTCCAGATTCTTCGGATAGAATCGGGTGGCCAAGAGAACTCATCGAAATGGAACTTCTCATAAAACTGCCTGATACATACACTCAAGACTGGAGTCATCATATACGCTACACTCAAGTATGTAATCAACATAGTCCTGCACCTCACTTCAAGAACAGAAGATAAATACGCTTCATCGGTTGGTGACAATGACCATCCATATTGATAGAAATCAGCTTTTGAAATCTCAATGGCAATTTTACAATTACGGTATTTGTAATTGCCCGACTCTATCCGCTTGTCATACCGATGGCTCTGTTTGACCAGCTTTGCCCGGAACAGCACATCAAGTGTCTTGTCCGAAGAGATATTCACCAACTCCGGCCAATCAGGATCATCTACCTTGAAGTTCGTCAACAAATACTGTTTAACGAAAGGTGCAACCCATATCCAACACACAAACCTATCCTTTTTTCTCATTATTGAAAATAAATGGCATTATCAGCCGACAAACCGACCAACAAACCAACAGAATTATTAAAGTTACTCATTTATAACGATTTAACCAAATTTTAAGGCAAAAAACTAACGACCAACATGACCAACAAGGGGGTATTTCGTTGGTTTTAAGAAAAATACGGCCTTTTTTGTTGGAATCCTAAAACCAACAAAAACCAACAGCAAAACCAACACGACCAACAACAACCAACACGCCACACACCTATCTAACACTCTCTTTATTAACTTTTTAATATATTATAGTATTGAAAAATTTCGGGCTTTGTTGGTTTGTTGGTTTGTTGGTCGGTGTTTTTGCGAGATTTTTCAAAACTCTCAGATAATCCGAATTTCTTTTGTTTGGGGGTCATCGGGGGTTTGAACCGGGAAACAAAAAAGCACCACCGGAAACGATGATGCTTGATTGAAATGCTTTGACTCTGGTTATCTTTAAAATGCTTCGACTATGGATTGCCATTCAAAGGAATGTCATACTTATGTTCACGAACATGAAAGCTGCCAATACGGCATTTCCCCTCAGCGTTCCAGATAGCTTTGCGATAACAAGATTTACGATGTGACTTGCCATTGGCCAAAGGGATGCGCTTCACCACCTTAATAAACCCATGAACGACCAAAACTTTGCCCGGCTGCTGCTGGGAATAGAAGATGTGGTCGTATACAACGGATGAAAGCTTAGCCGACTCCCATTGTTTGGTTGAATATAAAATCTGCTCTGCCATACCTTTAATCTTTAACCTCTGTTACACGAGTAGGTATCAAATCGTATGCCGTGCTCAAGCCATTCAGTAATGCACTGGCAACCGCCACATGTGTACCTTTATGCGATGCGAGATTCTCCGGATCACCTGTCATAACCAGGTGCGAAGTATGCTTGTCATGATTGTTGGTAAAGACCAGATTCAACGTACCTTTTTCACCCTTGATTACAATCGTGGTACGTTCTACCAATTCTGTTGTCAGTTTCTCAATGGGGAACCATGGTGCTTCACCCTTGGTGCGTGGGAACTTAACCTGGCACTGCACCAATCTTTTGCCACCCCAATTTATAAAATGAGTGTCAGCAACAATACCAACACGGCCATCGGCCAATACTCTAACTTTTTGTCCTTTTTTCATACTCTTGTATTTAAATCTAAGTGCAATTTCAATAGTCTATCCAAATCTTCAATCTCCCAATCAACCCCATCAAGGATCTTATTGTATAGTTCATCATATTCTTCTTGCATTTGGTCTGCAAGGTCATCATCAGAGCTGGAGTTGATGCAATGTTTGGTTTCTGGATCTTCTGCAATGGTTTTGTCTGCACAATGACTACAGATAGTTTGGGATTCATCTGCCCACCAACAATTGCCGACATTAGGATTGTGACAAGGGTCATCCTCAGTACAACCGCATATTCTGCAAACACCTTTTTTCAATTCTTCACTCATACA